AAGGTCGGCCAGAAATCATTCCCGGAGTACAACCGCCCGACGTGGCTGTCGGAGCCGAACCCGTCCGATCCCAACTACACCGCCGGGGACTACTTCGGCGAGACGACGCTGTCGATGCTCCTCGACGGGAACTTCTTCACTCACGTCTACCCGTACGTCTGGGATCCGCAGGTACTGACCGTTCTTGACCCCCGCCGGGTCACGGTCAAGCCCGGGCCGCTGTACGAGATCCGCGACGAGCGCGGACAGGTGGTCCGCACCGTGGGGCCGATGGAGATGCTTCACGGCTGGTGGATCCGGCTGCCGGGGATGCTCCGTGGTATCAGCCCGCTCGAGGCACTGCGCCGGGGGATCGGTACGGCCATCGCGGCCGAGGACTTCGGCGGCCGGTTCTTTGGGCAGGGTGCGTCGCTCTCATTCGGTGTCGAGACGCCCGGCGTCATGACCCCCGAGCAGAAAGAGGACCTGCGGGACTCGCTCAAGCGCAAGCACCAGGGCCTGTCCAACTCCCACGCCATCGGCATCCTGACCGCCGGAGCGAAGTTCGTCCCCGGTCTCGCCCCGACGCCCGAGCAGGCGCAGATGCTCGCCACGCGGAAGTTCTCGGTCGAGGACCTGTGCCGCCCCTACGGGGTGCCGCCGGGCATGGCCGGCTCGCAGGAACCGGGCGCGTCCTCCTACGCCTCGGCCCTCGTGTGGCGCGAGCAGTTCCGCGATGACGCGGTGCTCAAGTTCACGGCGAAGCTCGAGCGCGGCCACAACCGCCTGCTGGCAGTGCCCGAGACCATCACCGCCCCCGGTGCCTCGATTGCGCTCCGGTTCAACCTCGACTGGATCGCCCGCACCGACCTCCTCGCGCGCTACCAGGCGCACTCCGAAGGTGTCCGCGGCGGGTTCCTCACGCCGAACGAGGCCCGGGCGTACGAGGACAAGGAGCCCGTCAACGGCGGTGACAAGCTGTTCATGCAGTCCCAGATGGTGCCGATCGAAAACCTCGGCCTGTCTCCCGACATGCCAGAGGACCCGGCTGCGGGCACGGCCGCCGAGATCATCCAGAAGATCTACCTGGGAGTCGTGAATGGCGTGCTGAGCGCCGACGAGGCCCGACGGATCATCAACCGAGCCGGAGGCGGTCTCAACGGCCCCGCTCCCGCCCCCGTTCGATCTGACGAGGGGCGGCAGTCGGACGTCAACGTGACGATCGCAGACGGTGCCATGCGCTCGGATTTCAAGCTGGTCCTGCCAGACAGCGTAACGATCCCTGACCAGGCCCCGCCGGTAGTCAACGTGGCGGCGCCGGAGGCACCGATCGTCAACGTGGCGCCGCCCGACATGTCCGCCGTGGTTGACGGGCTCCGCGAGCTGCGCGACCACATCGACGCCCCCGTTCGGAAGACGGTCACCCGCGACGCGCAGGGCCAGATCCTCCGCATCACCGAAGTCCGGTCCCTCCCGAAGGCCCCACAGGAGTAGAGCGACATGGCCGATACCACCAAGATCAGCAACGCCGCAGCCGCAGCAGAGGCCGTCGCGTTCGCGTCGGAACTCGACAACGGCTACCTCCGTATTTACGACTCGACTGGCGGCACCGGCCAGCCCGCCACCGTGGACACGGCCATCGGCTCGCAGGTCCTCTTGGCCGAGCTCCGCTTCGCCGCAACCGCGGCGGCGAGCACGACAGATGGCGTTATCACGTTCGACGCGATCACCGCCGACGCCTCCGCGGACGCCACCGGGACCGCGACGTGGTTCAGAGCCTTCAAGGCGGACGGCACGACGGCCGTCTGGGACGGGTCGGTGTCCACGACCGGCGCGACGCTGAACCTGAACACGACGGCAATTGTTACCGGCGCGGCCGTGTCCATCACGTCGCTCACCTTCACGGTCAACAAGGGCTGACAAGCTCATGATGTTGACCCGCCGTTGGGGATACGCCTGGGGCCGATATTGGATGGTCCAGTACGCGCTTGACTGGACCATCAGCCTCGGCTTGCACATCGACCCCGTGCGGCGGAAGGACTACGGGCCGCTAATCGAACTGCACCTGATCGCCTGCGCCATCAGCATCGGTCGCAACCCGGCCCGGGCCAACAACCACTCACTGATGAGGCCGGAGCTCCAGATGCGGTCCACGGTGCCCTGATGCCGACGCTCACCAAGGCGGCCTCCTCCAACGCGGTCATCAGCGGCACGGCGTTCACGGACCCGACCAACGCCTACGCCGACGACGGCAACCTGGCGACCCTCACCTCGTCCGCGAAGAATCAGAACCCGGTCGGCGACCACGGCTGGGGTTTCCCCGGCATCACCACGGAGGAGATCCCCGACGGCTCGACCATCGACGCCGTGCGCTGCGTCGGGGAGCTGGGCCTGACGGTCGCGGTCACCGGCGGCGTCATGGGTCTCAACGGCATGGCCGACGGGTCGGTGGATGGCGGCACCGAGCAGACCAAGACCACCGCCGGTCTGGGCATCCTGACCTACACCTACGTCACCATCCCCAACCTGACGGACCTGCGGACCGCCAACTTCTACCAGTCCAGCGTCCGCTACCGGCGCGGCAATACGACCGTCAGCTCCACCGCCCAGGTCGACTACCTCACGCTGGAGATCGACTGGACCGCTGGCTCCACCCCGGTCACGGGCGACGGCGCGGGGACCGGCGCAGCCTCCACCGCGAGCGGCTCCGCAGCCGAGACGATGAGCGGCACGGGAGCCGGGTCGGGGGCCGCGGCCACGGCCACAGGTGAGGGCGTCGAGACGTTCACCGGCACCGGGTCGGGTACGGGCGTGGTGTCCACGGCCAGCGGGGCGGGCGAGGTCGAGTCCACGGGCGCGACCGGGACCGGGGCAGGAACAGGGGCCGCTGGTACTGCCTCCGGCGCAGGTTCCGAGACGATGACTGCCACGGCCGCCGGGACGCAGGCTGCTCAGACGGCATCCGGCGCAGGCGTCGAGACCTTCGCCGTGACGGGCGCTGGCACGAGCGCCGCGGCAACCGGCGAGGGCTCAGGGGCCGAGACGTTCACGGGCACAGGCGCCGGGTCCGGTGTAGGCGCCTCGGCATTCGGCGAGGGGCTCCAGTCCGTTCCCGTCACGGGCACAGGTGCCGGGACGCAAACAGCCGCGAGCGCGAGCGGCGAGGGCGGCGGCGGCGAGGTGGTCGCGCCGTCAAGGGCGGGTGGCAGCTACGCGCCGCGGCCACGTCCCGTACAGCCCGTCATCCGCATTCCCGGCCGCCGCGGCAAGGGCCAGGCAACCGGAGCCAGATCTACAGCCAGCGGGCGCGGGGTCGTCTCGGATGACGATCTCGTCCTGCAACTCGTCGCATGACCACAGGAGGCCACGCCATGACCTACGAGATCAGGACGGCCGACCTCTGGCCGGACGCCGACTACGAGCTGCGCGCCACCTCGGACGGGCTCACCTTCGACGGGTATGCCGCCGTCTTTGACCTGCCGTCCGCCCGGCTGGCGTTCCCGAACATCCGCTCGGGCGCGCCATTCCGTGAGGTCATCCGCCCGGGCGCGTTCACCAAGACGCTCGCCGAACAGGCGAACGTGACGCTCCGCTACCAGCACAGCCTGGCAGCCCTGCCGCTCGCCTCCACGAGGGCCGGGACGATGGAGCTGTCCGAGGACACCCGCGGGCTCCGGGTCAAGGCCACCCTCCCCGACAACGAGTGGGGGCGCCCGGTCCGGGATGCCATCGCCCGCGGCGATATCGGCGGCATGTCATTCCGGTTCCAGAAGGTCCTTGACAAGTGGGACCACGACGACAGCGGAGGCAACCGGCGCAACCTGCTCGAGGTCCGCCTCGACAAGGAGGTCTCCGTCACGGAGTTCCCCGCCTTCCCGGACACCATCGCCACCGTTCGCGCTCTCGCCGAGGAGGCCGACGTAGACCCCGAGGCGCTCATCGACGCCCTCCGCACGCTCAAGCCCGAAGCGCGCCTCGCGCCCGAACAGCGGGAGGCCCTTCTCACCGTCATCAACGCGCATTCCGACGCGCCGGTCATCGACGCGGCGGCGGCGCACAAGCTGGCCCAGATGCGGGAGCGACTCGCCCCCGCCGGGTAATCAACCATCGCCCATCGCCACACGCCGGGCAACCGCCGGGCCGCTTTCGCGGACACCACGGGATCACCGCTCACGTCAAGGGCCGGGCTCCAGAACAGGAGTTCCGACACCATGAATGGTGAGTACATCGAGCGCGAGTTCGAGGCGTACCGCAAGGACGACGCCGAGGCCCGCGCCATCCTCGACCTCGCTGCCAGTGAGCAGCGAGCCACCACGACCGAGGAGGATGAGCGGTTCGATCGGCTCGTCACCTCCGCGGCCGTCCACAAGTCCCGGGCCGACAGGCTCGCGACGATGGACACCGACGGCACCGACCTGGCCGAGAAGGTCCGGGCGCGCATCGGCGAGACCCACGACACCGGCTCCGGCGGGTCCGAGATCACGGGCGGTGACGCAGCCCTCGTGACCACGGTCCGGTCGCTGCTCTCCGCCATCAAGACGGGCAGCGAGCGCCGCGGCGAGGTCATCGTGGACCTGCCGTTCAACTTCGAGGCTCCCGAGCTCCGCGTCCTGACCGGCTTCGACGACGGCACGTCGCTCTATACGAGCGACTTCCAGACCCGGGTCGCGGTCTACCAGCGGACGATGAGCCCGTGGATCAGCCAGGGCACGATCATCAACGCCAACAACGGCCGCCCGCTCATCATCCCGACGAGCACGGTCGACCCGACTTCCTACACCCCGGGTGAGGGCACGGCCATTACGGCCAGTGACCCGACGCTCGGCACCGCCACGGCAACGCCCGTCTCGTACAAGGCGCTGGGCTATCTCAGCGCCGAGGCCGAGGAGGACGAGGTCGTCGGCCTCATGCAGGTGCTGTCCTACCAGCAGGGTCGCTCGCTCGGCCTCGCGTTCGGCTCGGCAGCCACCACGGCGATCCTCGCCGCGGCATCCAATGGCGGCACCGCGACCGGCCTCACCGGAGGCGGAACCGCCACGTTCGTCGGCTACGAGGATCTCCTCGACCTCAAGTACGGCCGCGCCGCGCCGTACCGCCTCGCGGGCGCATGGGTCATGTCCAACGGCATGATCAAGAAGGCCCGCAAGTACACCGACACCAACGGCCAGTACCTCTGGCAGCCGGCCATCGCGGCCGGGCAGCCGGACCTCTTCGACGGTCAGGCCGTCTTCGAGGACCCGTACCTCGCGGCTCCCGCGTCGGTCACCAAGTCCGTCCTGTACGGCGACCTCTCCCAGTTCGTCATCAAGCAGATGCCGCTCCGGGTCGCCGTGTCCACCGAGTTCGCGTTCAACCTCGACAACGTCGCCATCAAGTCCGTCTACCGGGCTGGCGGGGCTGTCGTGGACGCCGCGGCGCTCGCCTTCCTCGTGTCCGCCGACACGTAAGCCGCCAGTGGGGCCGGGCACCCGGACGGGGCCCGGCCCCCAACCCATCGGGCGGGGCGACCGAGACGTCCCGCCCGGCCCCTCATCTCGGGAGGTTCCGGTTTGAAGATCCTGTGGGTCAGCAACGCACCCTGGGCACCCTCGGGCTACGGCTCCCAGACGCGGCAGGTCGTGCCGCGCATCGCCGCAGCCGGATATGACATCGAGTGCGTCGCCAATGACGGCAGCCGCGGCGACCGCGACTGGAACGGCATCCTCGTCCGGGGTGCGGGCGCCGACCGCTACTCGCGCGACAGTCTCCGCGAGGACGTGGAGCGCAGCGGAGCCGACTGGGTCGTCTCCCTCTACGACGCCTGGGTCTACACCGACGGCATGAAGGACCCGTTCGAGGGCCTGCCGCACGTCGCCAGCTGGGTCCCGGTCGACCACTTCCCCACGCCACTGTCCCTGTACGGCTGGCTGGACTCCGGGCACCACGCCATCGCCATGAGCGAGTTCGGCGCCATGTGCCTCCGCGACACGTCCAAGGGGTTCGAGATTGCGGGCGGGCGGCCGTTCCCCGTGTGGTATGCCCCTCACGCGGTAGACGACGTGTTCACCCCGCGCGATCGTTCGTTCCGCGAGCAGATCGGCGTGCCGCAGGATGCCTACCTCGTCGGGATCGTGGCTGCGAACAATGGCACCAGGATTTACGACCGCAAGGGATTCTCCGACATGGCCCACGCGCTGGGCCGGTTCCTGAACTCCCACCCCGACGCCTATGTCTACGTGCACACGGTCAAGAGCACGTTTGACGGGATCGACCTCGACATCCTGTTCAACTTCACGGACATCCCCGCTGACCGGGTCCGCTGGGCCGACCAGTACGCGATCAAGAAGCAGGCCGTGACCGACGATGACATGGCCTCGATCTACAGCTCGTTCGACGTCCTGCTCGCCACCTCCCGCGGTGAGGGGTTCGGCATCCCGGTCATCGAGGCGCAGGCGTGCGGCGTCCCGGTCATCGTGTCCAACTGGACGGCCCAGCCCGAGCTCGTGGGCGAGCGGTTCTCTCCGACCAACCTGTCCTCGCGGCGGGACCCGTCGGGGTGGGTGGTTGGCGTGGACCCCGACTGGGACCCGCGCCACGGGGCCGCCTTCGCGAAGCCGCTGATCGGCGGCATCATCGTCGCTCTCTCGGAAGCGTACGAGCGCCGGGGAGACGAGACGCTGCGGGATGCCGCCCTGGCGAAGGCCGCGGGCTATCGCGCCGGCCTCGTGTTCGAGCGCGACTGGCAGCCCATCCTCGCGCAGATGGAAGCGGCCCTCCAGGCACCCAACCGGGCCGCTCGCCGCCAGGCGCGGAAGGGACGCGCCGCGTGAGGGCCGTTGTCACCGGAGGCGCCGGGTTCATCGGCTCGCACCTCGTGGACGCGCTGGTCGGCCGAGGATGGCGCGTGCTCGTCATCGACGACCACTCGAACCGCGGCAGCGGCTACCGCAACCCGTCCGCGCTCTACATCGACGCGGCGGTGCAGCGGGCCATCGTCCCCGATGACCCCATCGACGCCGTGTTCCACCTCGCGGGCAAGGTCGGCCCGTCAGGGGTCCTGCGCTGGGCGGGCCAGATCGCGAAGGACACCGTGGACGCCGCGGCGACCGTCGGCGCCTGGGCCCGGCGTGCCGAGTGCCCGCTGGTGGACGTGTCCACGTCCGAGGTCTACGGCGACCCCGGCGGGCCCAACAGCGAGACGACGACGCGAACCTTCCAGCCGGGCAGCTCCGCCCGGATGGAGTACGCGGTCGGCAAGCTGGCCGCGGAGACGATGCTGCTGAATACGCCCGGGCTGGACGTGCGGATCGTGCGCCCGTTCAACGTCACGGGCCCGCGCCAGATGCCCGATGGCGGGTTCGTCCTGCCGCGGTTCGTGGCGCAGGCCTTCGCAGGGGCTCCCCTGACGGTCTACCAGCCCGGGACGCAGCGGAGGGCCTTCACCCACGTCTCGGACATCGTGGCGGGCATCCTGGCGGTATTCGACCGGGGCCGGATGGGCGAGGCGTACAACCTCGGTCGCGCTGCCAACGAGTGCTCGATCGCGGAGCTGGCCGCCGACGTGCTGGCGGTCTCGGGTTCCCGGGCCGGGTCGCTGATCGTGGACCCGGCGACGATCCACGGCCCCCTGTTCCGTGAGGCGCCAGACAAGATCCCCGACGCGGGGAAGGCGATCCGCGAGCTGGGGTGGACGCCCGTCCGCAGCCGTCTCGACATCATCGCCGAGGTTGTCGGCTACTGGCGCCGGGGCGAGATCGCGGCATGATCGACTCCTGCGAGACGCTGGCGAAGCACGCGGAGCACTGGCGCGACATGGTCGACCATACCGCCACGCTATCCGCGCTGGCGGCCGACGCCCGCGTCATCGTGGAGATGGGCGTCCGCGGGGGAGTCTCGACGTGGGCGCTCCTCGATGGCCTCCCGGCCGATGGGCGGCTCGTCTCGTGTGATAACGCGAAGGTCCGGCAGCTACTGCCCGGGCGTGTCACCCGCGATCCGCGCTGGACGCTGCTCATTGCCGATGACCTGCTGGCACAGTTCCCCCCAGCCGACCTCGTCTTCATCGACACGACGCACGAGTTCGAGCACACCCTCGCCGAACTGCGGATTGCCGACCGGCTGGGCGCGCAGGTGATCGCGCTCCATGACTGCCACGCAGATCCGGTAGCGGGAGCCATCGCGCTCTTCAACCTCGACCGTGCGTGGTCGGTCACGGTGGAGCCGTCCGCCTGGGGCCTCGCGGTGCTGCGCCGATGACCGTCGTCGGCGTGCCGGTCATCAACCGCCCGGACCTCCTCCTCCGCTTCCTCGACTCCATCGATACCGCCTGGCCGGTAGTGGTCATCGACAACAGCCCGGGCCCGGAGATCATCGAAGCCCTGGCCGACCGGGGCGTGGACCTCATGTGCCCATCCTCCAACCTCGGCGTGGCGGCGTCGTGGAACCTGATCATCCGCATGCACCCGGACGCCGACTGGTGGTGCATCGCCAACGCGGACGCGGAGCTCGGACGCGGGGACCTCGAGCGGCTGGCCTCGGAGATGGCGAAGCCCGGCCCGCGCTGGGTCGGCATCAATGGCGACTGGCGCGTGTTCGGCATCAACGCGGAGTGCATCGAGCGGGCCGGGTGGTTCGATGAGAACTTCCACCCGATCTACTGCGAGGACGCCGACTACGAATACCGCTGCCGGCTGGCGGGCGTCCCGGCCTACAGCATCGCGGGCGCGGCGAGTCACGTCGGCTCGGCTGCCATCCGCTCGGGCTACGCCGCGGCGAACGCCCGCACCTATCCGGCCAACGTCGCCTACTTCGAGGCCAAGTGGGGAGGGCGGCTCCGGGGCGGTGAGACGTTCGCCACGCCCTTCAACCGCGGCGGCTCAATCCGCGACTGGACGCTGGATCTCGCCCGCCTCCGTGATCTCTCGTGGGAGACGACGATGATCCTGCCGGAGGGGGAGACGCGATGATCGCCTGTGGCTGGTGCGGCAAGGCGACCGCCAGCCTCGATCTCTGCGCGGCCTGTGGGCACATCGACCCTGCCCGCCCGTGGTTCCAGCGCGGGCAGGAGGCGCCCGTCATCGTCCACGAGCCGGGCCGCCCGACCACCGACCCCGCCGACGTCAGTCGCCGCCTAGCCGCGGCGCGGGCCAGCCTCGGGCCGCACGCGACCGTTGACCAGCTCGCGGAGTTGTTGGACGTCAGTCCGCGCACCGTCCGCCGCTGGCGGAAGGTGACCGGATGATGTCCGTTTTCTGGCCTGTTATCGCCCCCACGCCCGCCCGAGGATGCTGATATGACCGCTACCGCCATCGGGTCCTACGCGACGTCTGCCCTGCTCAAGCTGCGTACGGGCATCGGCGACACCACGGACGACACCGAGCTGGGGAAGGTCTGCGACCAGGTCAACTCGTACATCGAGACCAAGACGGGCCGCGTCCTCGCCCCCATCGCGTCTGCGACGTTCACCCTCGATGGCGACGGGTCCCGGCGCCTGTGGTACCGCCGGGGCCTCCGGTCCGTCACCCTCCTCGAGCTCGCCGAGTACACCGGGGCCGACTATTCGACGGTTGCCGTGGGGCAGTACTTCCTCCGCCCCTCCGATGCCGATCTCCGGCCGGGCTGGCCCTACACCCGCATCGAGTTCACCGACCGGCCCACCGGGACGTTCGGGCGCTTCCCGCGCGGGCTCGACACCGTCCGCATCACGGCGACGACGGGCTGGTCTGCGATCCCCGATGACATCATCGACGTTGCCCTGACCGCCGCGACGCGGGCCTGGCACGGCGTCCAGTCGGGGCAGGCGGACATTGTCGGCACCGATGAGATGGGCCGGCCGATGGTGTCGCGGTTCTTCTCGGCTCGCGACCTCGAAACGCTCCGCACGTACGCGGTCGATATCCCGTGACCTCCCCCGTCCTCGACTTCAAGGCGATCGTCAACGCGCTGGGCGCCCGGTTCACGGCGGCGAACATGGGCACTCCCACCGGAGCCCCGGCGATCCGGGCCGTCTACCCGCAGTCGGCAAAGGGCACCCTCGCGCTGCCGGTGGTCATCCTCGAGGTCCAGGACGGCGAGGTGGTCGCGAACCCCGGCCAGTGGAAGCACGAGATGCACGTCGACGTGCTGCTCCTGCTCGCCAAGCGCCCGGCCGACCCCGACCGCGTCGAGACGTACCGCCAGCTGTACCTGCCGTACCTGCTCCACGCCACGGTCGACCAGCTCAAGATCAGCCTCGGAGGCGCCTCGGGATACTCGGTCGACAAGGCGATCCCGACCGGCTGGCAGTGGGACCTCTACCGGGTGGCCGACGTGGAGTACGAGGCGATCCGGGTCTCGTGGTCCATCCACGTCACCGAGACCGTGGTCCTGACGGCATGAGCAACGCCGGGATCTACGTCGACGTGAAGGGAGTTGCCGGCATCCACCGGGCACTCCGGCCGCTGCTCCAGCCCGAGATCGACCAGCACATCTGGTCGTCGCTCAAGAAGGGTGCGGCGGCATACGCGAAGGACCTGCGGCGCGAGTCCAAGCCCGCGTCGAAGACGATGGCCGGTGCCGTGCGCTACTACAAGGCCCGCCGCGAGCGCCCGGCCTACGTGGTCGGGTACCGCCGCAAGCGCGCGTTCTTCACCCATTTCGTGATCGGCGGCACGCGGGACCACGGGCCCCGCAGGGCTCGCGCGCTCGTGTTCATCCCCGGCTTCAACCCCTACCTGGGCGCCTCCTCTCACGGCGTCGGCAACGGCTGGGTGCGTGCGGCGCGGGTCAGGGGTGTCCCGGCCAACCCGATCGTCGAGCGCGTCGCCACCCGCGGTGAGTCGGCCCGCGCCCGAGACATCGAGACGCAGTTCGTCAAGGAGACCGGCCTGTGACCTATCGATACCGGGGCGATGGGCGGTTCCTCGTCGGCGTCCCTGCGCGTGACCTGACCAGCGACGAGGTCGCACGTCTGCCGGAACGTCTCCGGCGCCGACTGGTCCCATCGGGGCTCTACGTCAACGTCAAGCCTGCCAAGGAGGTCAAGCCCAATGTCTGAGGGCGTCTTCAACATCGTCGCCCTCGGGCGACAGGCCAACATCGCCACGGCGGTCGCAGCCTCCACCATCTTCCCAGTCGACCAGGGGTTCCTCGGGTTCGAGCTCGACCGAGCGGCCGAGTCGCCTGATGAGGACTTCGGCTCGACCTCACGCGAACAGGCCGGCCGGGAGTCCTACGGCGTCCGGTGGGCGACGGCATCGCTGCCGTTCGTGGGCCGATTCGAGGACATCGTCCACCCGCTCGAGATGCACATTGCCGCGATCAGCGGCGGCACCCCGACTGGCACGGCGTCCCCGTACGAGTACGCCTACGTCTGGGACGAGTCCTCGTCCTCGCTGGGCGCGGGGCTCAAGCCCTACACGCTCGAGTATGGCGTGGACGGGTCCACCCAGGATGAGTGGCGCGCGGTCGGCGTGATCGCGGACACGTTCGAGCTCGGCTTCGACGCCATCTCCGCACCGGGCAACTCGATGTGGAAGGGCACCC